ATGGGCTTACCGCAAACTTTGCGACTAATGAAGCATTTTTAAATACTGCGCAATTAAGATCATCAGTTGTATCACATGCCGAAGCTCTTGGTTATAGACCAAGATCGAGAACTCCATCATCATCTTCACTCACGCTATATGTTAATCTTTCCGGTGTTGCAAATCGTCCATCTTCAATAACTCTAACTTCTGGATGGGAATTTAATGCATCTAATGAGTCTGAAACTTTTCAATTTATAACAGATAAAAATTATAGCGCACAAGATGATGGAAATGGATTATATAGATTTTATGATGCAAATGGGAATTCGGATATTAAAGTTTTTCAAGGCGAGTTTAAAACAAAAACTTTTATTGTTGATGATACAGCAGAAAATCAAATATACGTTATACCAGATGAATCTCTTGATACCGGAAAAATAACAGTAAATGTTTATGATACACCAACATCTACAAAATTTACTTCATATTATTTCTTAGATACTGCACTTACTGTGGACTCAACTACTGCATTCTTTGATATAAAAGAATCGCCAAACGGATACTATGAGATTAATTTTGGTGATGGTAAGAGTTTCGGTAAATCTCCTGCAGTTGGCAGTAAAGTTGTAGTCAGATATTTTTCTTCAAGAGGAACTGATGCAAATGGGTGTACTGGTTTTAAAAGCGCAAATAGTTTTGTTTTAAATGATATAAACTATCCTGTTAATATTCAAATACAAAAATCTTCTACAGAAGGTTATGAAAAAGAAACAATAGAATCAATTCGTAAATTAGCACCACTTCAATTTGCAGCTCAGAAAAGATTAGTAACATCTGCAGATTACAGAGCAATGATTTTATCCAACTTCCCTGTTATAAAAGATGTTGCAGTATGGGGCGGAGAAGATAATGTCCCTATTGATTATGGTAAGGTGTATATTAGTCTTCAATATCAAGATGGAACATCAGATGCAGTAAAAACTGCAACACAAAATAGCATTGAAACTAACTTTACTAATCAGCTTTCTGTTATGTCAATTTCAAATAAATATGTAACTCCCGAAGAAACATATTTAGAAATAACGGGTAATTTTAATTATGATCCTAGTTTAACTAATGATACAGGTTCTGCTATCCAAACAACTATTACAAATTTTCTACAAGAATATTTTACAAATACTTTAAATAGTTTTAATTCATCTTTTAGTAGATCAGAAGTATTAACCGAAGTAAGTGATTTAAATAGAGCCATACTTTCGGCAAAGATGGACCTTAAGGTTCAGCAAAGAGTAGATATAACTGTTGGTTCTCCTAAAAATTATAATATATATTTTCCAGTAATGTTAATTCCTGCTGAAGCGCAAGACTATAGTATTGAATCTTCAATGTTTACTTATGGTGATGATGCAGTTCGTTGTACGGTTAAAAATAAATTAAACTCAAATATATTACAGGTTGTATCAACTACGGGATCTATAATTGTAGAAGATATTGGAAGTTATAATTATCAAAAAGGTAGTGTAAATCTTAATGGTTTTGCTCCAGTCTCAATATCGACTGGAACTACATATATCACATTTAGTTCAACTCCTCTTGATCAGAGTATGATTTCTCCTCTTAGAAATTATGTACTAAGATTGGATACTGCAAAATTAAGAATGCAGCCACTAAAGAATGAACAAGATACAAAGGTAGCGTTGTAATACAATGTCTGAAGATAGAAATAATTTATCACTTAGAGCAGACTATGTAAGGGATATTCTCCCGGAGTATTTTACTGCAGATTATCCTAATCTTATTCAGTTTTTAGAAACTTACTATGACGCTTTAGATAGTGATGGTAATTTTGGCAATACAATAAAAGACTTATATGAAATAAGAGATATTGGAAAAACAGATTTAAAATATCTTGATAATCTATTTGATGAAATTGGTCTTAGTTTATCATCACAATTTGTTTCTAATCCGAGAGAAATATTAAAAAATTTAGCCAAGTTTTTTAGAGTAAAAGGTTCTCTTTATTCTGCTGAAGGTTTCTTTAGAGGATTTTTTGATACATCAGCAGAAGTTGAATATCCAAAAGATAAAATTTTTACATTAGATGATCCATTATCAATACTCGGATCTAAATCATCTAAGAAAATGCAAGATGGTAGATTACATCAGGTATTATCTCATCTTATAAAGACCACAGTACCATTAAAAGACTGGGAACAATTATATAAAAAGTTTGTACATCCAGCAGGATTTTATTTACATGCTGAAGCACAGCTTTATACTAATCCAACATATAAGCCTGTTGGTGTTCTTTCAGATGCAACCCCACTAAATTTAAGAATTGAAACTGATAGTGCTTTACCGAAGTTGGCTATAGATACTCGTATTATTAGTAAAACTGATATGGGAAATAGTGACATTCTTATTATGGATGGCCATAAAGAATATGTTTGTGGATCAAATACTAGAAGATTTCAATATGCAAATATATTAGATTATGCTGATAGTGAAGGGTGGTTTATTGAAGATAGTTATGGTAGAGCATTAGAAGGTCCGGGTCTTTCTGTTAAAAATTCTGTAGATGCTGGATTGTATAGTAATAAAGAAATACATGTTGCTGCTATTGATTTATCACCAACACTTAAAAGTGAAGATATTAATTATCAACCAAGCCTTACGGAAGTACCAGGGGAGCCATATACTATATTTGAAGCTTCTCCGGCAACAATTAAAACATTAAATACACAAACACCAGCTACATCATCAACTTTAATTCAAATAAACATTCCTTCAGAATTAAATAAAACTCTTGAACAAATTACCAGAGGCGACAGTAAAACATATATTTCAAGAATGTATTTAACAGGCAATTATTCGTCTACAAAACTTGATATAGCATTGCCTGGTTTAGGGGATTCTTTTGGCGGAGATTATTTCTGTATTGGTGGCGGCACAGATGCTGCTAATCATTCTACTGCCGTTGTATCAGCCTCAGCTCCAGTATTAAGAGTTGATGATATTCTTGATTCATATGGTATATTAGATATAAACATTAAAAAGACCGGATCTGGTTCTATTGGTGTAAAATTTAACCTTTCACATAAATTTAACAGTATATATGAGTGGATTAAGTATGATTCCAATGCAGTTTTTGATATAAATAGTTTTAATTATGGTGACAACCAAAGTATGAGAAATGTGACTATTCAAGAATTAAGAAACAAGAATATGTTATATTTAAAAGATGCAATAATTTAATAGGTAGAGCATGTCGACAATTGTAACACAAAACTTTAAAAAGGAACTCATGATTGGGACCATTCGTAGTATTAATAACACTACGGAGAACTATTATATTGGCGTGTCTCGGTCTAATTCATGGAATGCTGCAGATTCAGCACCAGCAGCTAAAGACAATGTTAGGATTCAAAATGAATTCCGAAACGGTCTTCAATCTATTCATAGAGTTGCAGCTGCTGCATTAGTTGTTCCTCGTAAATCTTGGACTACTGGATCCACGTATGTTGCATATGATGATAAAAAAGATTTAACCGACTATGGTTCAGACTTTTTCTATGTTGCAAATAATAATCATGATGTTTATATTTGTTTAAGACAGGGAACAGATGCAACTGGCTCAGCGGTAGCTTCGACGGTTCAACCTACAGGTTCTAATAATGATCCATTTGAAACATCTGATGGATATGTTTGGAAATTTCTTTATACTATTAGTGCATTAGATGCTACTTTATTCATGACTAACGATCATATGCCTATTGATCGTATTTTAGCCACAGATTCAAATTCTACTGGTAATGAAATAAAACAGTATGAAGTTCAGAGTGCTGCAAAGCCTGGGATGATCACATCATTTGAAGTAACAGCAGGCGGTTCTGGTTATACTAATCCGTCAGTTAATATTAATGGTGTTAATTATCCAACACTTGTCGATTTTACTTTAGATTCTCCTTCAGGAACAATTGTAAAAGCAGAATATAATCCTGATTCCTCAGGTACTACTTTAAACTATGTTCACGGATTAAGAGGAGCACAAATAACTCTTACTGATTCTAATGGAACAAATGGTGAAGTGAGAGCTGTTATGTCCAGTGGATTAGGTATTGGTGGAGATGCATCTTCTGATCTTAAATGTGGTTCTATGATGATTGGTGTAAGAGTTGATGGAAACACATCTGACTGGTTGATTAATCAAGATTATAGACAGATTGGTATTATCAGAGGAATTAAAGATTCTGCTCAAGGTACTCAGTGGACTAATCTTACTGGTGGTGCTTTACAATCTATGACTCTTGCGACACAAACAGTTGCATTTACAACAGATGAAGTTATTGTTGGTGCTACAAGTGGTGCAAAAGCATACGTTGATCAAACTAATGGTAATACAATTCTATTCCATCAAAATGATTCAACTGGTTATGTTGGATTTGTAGCAAGCGAAACTTTAACAGAAATGAGTGGACCAGGACAGGGTACTGTAGGCAATCCACTTATAGCATCAGAAGTTGACCCATTTACAGGTGAAATATTGTATATAGATAATAGGTCTGCAGTAACTAGAGTTGCTAATCAGACAGAAGATATTAAAATAGTTATTCAATTGGATGAGTGTTCATGACCGTAAACTATACTAAAAATTTAGAAACCCAAGTTTATAAAGACGACTTTGATCCCGATAAAGGGTTCCATAAAGTATTATTTAAAAGCGGTAAAGCACTTCAAAGTAGAGAATTGAATCAACTTCAATCTATTATACAAGAAGAAATTAAAAGACTTGGTACTAATCTTTTTAAAGAAGGTGCTTCACTTGAGTCTGCTGCTCTTACCTTTAATAATCGTTATAGGTATATTAAACTTAATACTGACCCAACTGATGCTACAACTCCTGGTGTTTCTTTACCTACAAATGTTTCTAATTTTAAAGATAAAGTTTTTATTGGTCAGCTATCTGGCATTTCTGTAAAAGTTATTGAAATAGTTGCAGCAACAGCAACAGATCCTGCTACAATTTATGTCCAATATCTCGACACTCTAAATGGAACATCTGGAACTGAACCAGCTTCCGTATCTCCAGGCGAAGAGTTACTTGAAAAAGACGGTTCTGTGGTATTGGTTGTTCAAACAACTAACACTACTGCAGATCCAGCAACTGGTTATGGTTTTAGAATTTCTGCTGGTCCAGCTTCATTCTTTGCTGAAGGACATTTTGTCCATGCACCAAAACAAAGTCTTATTGTTGCAAAGTATTTTTCAAATCCAACTGCTACTATCGGGTTTAAACTTACACAGGTAGTTACTACAGCAGATGATGACGAATCGTTATATGATAATCAAGGAGATTTGCCGAACTATACGGCTCCTGGTGCGGATAGATATACAATTAATTTAGAATTAGTAAATAAGAATACTATTCAAGCTGATGAGACATTTATCTATTACGCTAAAATTGAACATGGGTTCCTTGTTGAAGCAGTTACTGGATACGAGCAATATAATAAAATTAATGATATTATGGCCGTACGAACGAAAGAAGAGTCTGGTAATTATACTGTAAAACCATTTAGACTTTCTTGGGATGAACATTCATCAGATAACACAAAACTATCTTTAGGCGTAAGTAGCGGTACAGCGTATGTAAATGGTTATAGAGTAAGTAAAGCATCTGCTAGTACTTTAGATATACCAAGATCAACTACTACTATAACACAAGAAAATAAAGGCATCTCTGGAACATATGGTAATTATATACTAGTTGAAGCTGGTTTCTTTGGTGTTCCGGATGTAAATATTTTTGAACGAGTAGATATCAGTGACGATACTACAGGAACTGCCCCTTTTGGTGTTAACGATAAAATTGGTTCTTTAAGAATTAGAGGTATAGATCCTGGAGAGCCAGGATCAAATACATTTAAAGTATATGTGTTTGATATTGAAATGAACGCCGGTAAAATATTTAATAGAGATGCTAGGGCAATCGGTTTAGATAGTGGAGCTTGTAGTTGTGAAAGACAAGAAATGAGACTTGTCAGATCAAATAATAAAGTTATAATATATGAAACTCAAGCAAATGAGCTGTTCTTTAAAAT